CGGCGACGCCTTCCAGCCCACCGACAACGGCGTGATCGCGATCGACACCGCGGTCGCCATCGCCGGCCAGTGATGCAACGGGCCGGCTCCGGCCGGCCTGCTTGACGCAACCCGTTCAACCCCATTCAGGAGCCTCAAATGGCAACCATCACCGTCACCAAGCCGCTGGCCGCTCCGGCCTACGGCGGCACGCCCTACGGCAACATGCTGCGCCGTCAGTTCGTGCTCGAAACCAATGCCGCGGGCGTGCTGCTCGGCGGCGACTCCAACGCTGCAGTCGGCGCCACCGACAAGGTGCGCCTCGGCATCCTTCCCGCCGGCACGCGCCTCGATGACGCACTCGCCGTTATCTCCGACGCCTTCACGGCCACCATCACCGGTGACCTGGGCTTCGAGTATGTCGATGGCGTGGACGACGCAGCCGTACCGCAGGACGCCGACTACTTCTTCGCCGACCTGGCCGCCGCCACCGCTGCGCGCACCCGCATGACGGCCGCCAACAAGCCCGTCACGCTGCCGAAGGATGCCTACCTCATCTGGACCAACCAGGTGGCGGCGCACGCCTCGGCCGGCCGCGCGGACTTCTTCATCGACGGCGAAGACCGCGGCCCGCTGTAACCCATCCCTCCTTGAACCCCTTCGGGGCGGGCTCCGGTCCGCCCCTTTTTCCATCCAAAGGAGCAAGAGATGAATCGAGAACAGATCGCGCAGGTGGCGCACGAGGTCAACCGGGCCTACTGCGCATCGCTGGGCGACATCAGCCAGCCCGCCTGGGCCGATGCACCGGACTGGCAGCGCGCCAGCGCCCTGGCCGGCGTTGACATGCACCTGGCCAACCCCGATGCCACGCCTGAAGCCAGCCACCTCAGCTGGTTCGAGCAGAAGCTGGCCGACGGCTGGGTCTTCGGCGAGGTCAAGGACCCCGAGAAGAAGGAACACCCGTGCATGGTGGCCTACGAAGACCTGCCGGCCGAGCAGAAGGCCAAGGACTACCTGTTCCGCGGCGTGGTGCATGTGCTCTCCGCCGTGGCCGCAGCCGAGGCCGCCGCGCAGCCGGCCATCATCAAGCCCGTGCTGCCGGCGGGGCAGGGCACACCTGCCGTGGGCGTGAAGTACATCGGGCGCCGCGAGACGCACGCCGACACGCTCTACGGTTCTGGCGCGTGGGCCAAGGGCCAGATCAAGCCGGTGACCGCCGCGCTGAGCCGCCAGCTGCTGAAGCATCGCGACGTATTCGAGGAAGTACAGCTTGCGGATGCCGCCGGCGAGGTGGTGCAAACCGCCAAGGCCGGTGAATCCGAAGACGAGCAGACCCAGGAAGTGCGCGACCAGGTCCAGAACATGGACAAGGCCTCGCTCAAGGAGCTGGCGATGACGCGCTATCGCGTCAAGGTCGACGGCCGGCTGTCGCTGCCCGACACGCGCGCCGAGGTCATTCGGCTCATCGATCGGTTCGGCGCGCAATGACCCTCGACGATCTCATCGCCGCGTTCCGGTTCGACGCCGACGACCTGCCCGAGAGCCTGGGCGGAGGCGATGGGGATCTGTTGTGGAAGAACGTGGAGCTGGCGCGCTTCTTCGGCGAGGCCGAGGAAGAGGCCGCGGTCCGCAAGCGCCTGCTGTTCGACGACTACACGCTGGCGATCGTGCAGATCGCCGTGCTCGAGGGCCAGAGCTCGTACCCGCTCGACCCGCGCATGTTCGAAGTCTCGAAGGCACGGCTGCTCGATGCCGCTACCGGTGAGTTCGTCGAGGACTTGTACATCACGACGCGCGATGCGCTCGACCAGCGCTGTCCTCGGTGGCGCGACGAGCGTCGGCAGCCTGGCTTCTTTATTCAGGACGACACGCGCATCGTGCTGCCCGGCATCGTCGATCGCGCGTACACGCTGCGCCTCGAGGGCTATCGCACGCCGCTCGTGCCGATCACGGCGGAAAGCGACGGCAGCACAGTACCCGAGATCGGATTGATTCATCACCGCTTCCTCGTGCACTGGGTGCTGCATCGCGCCTACAGCAAGCCAGACAGCGATGTGTTCAATCCCCAGAAGGCAGCGACCGCCCTGGGTGCTTTCGAGCAGTACTTCGGTCTGCGACCGGATGCGGATCTGCGCAAGGACCAGCGGGCCGACCAGCCGCATCACAACGTCGCGTACTGGTGACCACCCATTAGGGTTCGACGCGCATAGGCATGCCGGGAAGACTCCCGGTCCATGCCCCAACGCACGGTCTCCGTCGGCCCACTTCTCGGGTTGAACAACAAGCTCCAGCCCTACGAGCTGGGTGCGGGCACTCGCTTGGTTCCCAATGCACGCTATTTCGGCGGTGCCGACAACGTCGACCTGACTGCCAGGGGCGGCCTCAAGCGCCGCGAGGGCTTCAGCCTGCAGCTGGCCGGCCACGTGCATTCCCTATGGAGCGACGAGCTCGGTGCCTTCGCCGTCATCAACGACGATCTGTGCGCGCTGGGGCCGAGCGACGGTGGCATCGCCGCGACGGTGCTGCGCTCGGGCCTGCCGAGGCTGCCGGTCAGCTATGCGCGCGCGGCCAATGGCATCGTGTCCTGGAGCAACGGCCTGGAGCTGCGCTGCGTCGTCGGCGGCGTGGATTACCCCATGTCCGCTGCGCCGGCCTTGGCGCCCGCGGTCGTGGCCAGCGCCGGCGGCGCGCTGCCGGAAGGTCTCTACATCGTCGCCTTCACCTGGACCGGCCCTCAGGGTGAAAGCGCCCCGACACATGCTGTGCAGGTTGAAGTGCCAGCCGGCGGGCGCATCGACATTGCGGATGCCGCCGGCGCCACGGTGTGGCTGTCCGGTCCGAACGGCGATCACGTCTCCAGCTATGGCGTGGTCACTTCGGTGGCCGTGCTCGACGCCGGCGGCCGCGTCTCGCGCACGCTCAACACTGCGCAGATGCCGGCCGGCCACATCGTGCGCATGCACCTGGGCAGCCTGGTCGTCGCGCATGAGAACGTCCTGTTCGTCTCGGTGCCGTATGCGAGCGGCATCTACCAACCCGCGCGCGGCTATGTCCCGTTCCCCTCGAAGATCACCGTGGTGGAGCCCGTGGAAGGCGGGGTCTACGTCTGCACCGAGCAGAAGACCTACTGGATCACCGACTTCTTCGGTGAAGCCGCCCTCGTGCCGCGCTTCCCCTTCGGGGCCATCGTCGGCACCAGCGTCTATTCCCCCGAAGAAATCAAGGCGTACTGGCAGACGCCGCAGGGCCTCGCGTCCGGCGATGCCCTCGGCACTGTCGAGCTGCTCCAGGCCGATGCGCTCCGCCTGCCGCCCGCGTCGTTCGGCGCCTCCCTGTACCGCATGCGCGACGGCCGCTCCAGCGTCGTCACCACCCGTGCCGGTGTTCAACCCAATCGTGCTGCAGCCCTCGGGTGGGCCGATGCCGAAGTCATTCGAAAGGAAACATCCGATGGACTCTGAAATCAAAACCGGTGCGACCTACCGTGTCGAGGTCGTCGCCCCCGATGGCACTGTGTCGCAGCACTCCGTCGAGCACAACAAGGTGCCGACGGAAGGCCTGAACCACATGGCGGCCGTGATCTTCAAGGCGGGCACGCAGGTGAGCCCATGGTTCATCGCGCCCTTCGAAGGCGACTACACGCCCACCGGCAACGAGACCGCTGCCACCATTGCCGCGGCTGCGCAGGAGACCACCGCGTACGCCGCGGCGGCCCGCCTGGAGTTCGTCGAAGGCGCCGTGGCGTCCGGCGCGGTGGACAACACGGCGAACAAGGCCGAGTTCGTCTTCAACGCCAACAAGGTGGTGCACGGCGTCTTCATCGTGTCGGCTTCGCCCAAGGGCGCCACGACCGGCACGCTGATCTCGGTGGTGCGCTTCTCTTCCCCCAAGACCGTCGACTCGGGCAGCACGCTGCGCGTGACGGCGGGCTTCGCTTTCGCTTCCGTTTAAGGAGATCCCATGAAACTCTCGACTGGTCTGCGCGATGGACTGCTGTCCGGCGACTCCCTCAAGGCGTTGCTGGACGGCGGCGAGATCCGCATCTACGACACCACGACCATCCCGGCCTCCGCCGA